GAAGAATCTGGTAAGAAGAGCCGTAAAGAAATGAAGCATATGATGAAAGAAGCCCGTCGGCATAAAAAAGAAGAGGAAGAGGACGAGGAAGAAGAAGGCGAAGAAGAAGAATCTGGTAAGAAGAAAAAGAAAATGATGAAAGAACATGTTGATGCCCTTCTTGCTGGTGAAAATCTTTCAGAAGATTTCCGTGCTAAAGCAGAAACAATCTTTGAATCTGCCGTTGCTACTCGTGTAGAAGAAGAAGTTCAGACACTAGAAGAAGCCTATGCCGCTGCTCTAGAAGAACAAGTTGCTAAGATCCATGAACAACTAACAGAACAAGTTGATGATTATCTCAATTATGTTGTTGAACAATGGATTCAAGAAAATGAAGTAGCAATTGAGTCTGGCCTTCGTACCGAACTAACCGAAGACTTTATTTCAGGTCTTCGTACTCTATTTGCTGAAAATTATATTGATGTTCCAGAAGAAAAAGTTACTGTCATCGAAAACCTTGGTACTAAAGTTGAAGATTTAGAAACAAAGCTAAACGAACAGATCGAAAAGAATGTTGGTCTAGTAAAGCAGATCAATGAGTCTAAGAAGTTTGAAGTTCTAGTAAATGCATGTGATGGTCTAACAGATACACAGGCGGCTAAACTTCGTGCTCTTGCCGAGAATATTGATTACACAACTGTTGATGAATATTCTCATAAAGTAGAAACACTAAAAGAAAGCTATTTCCCTGCTGGTCGTGTGGATAACTCAAAAGTACTTGATACTTATCCAACAGACGGTAAATCTATGATTTCAGAAGAACTCCAAGGTCCAATGGCAAATTATGTCAAGGCTCTTGGTAAATCACTTCCAAAATAACTAAAAAATATAAATAAAGAAACCAATAGAGATTCCATATTAAGAATCCCTCAACAAAAATTAGAAAAGGAAAGTAAATATGTATCTTACTGAAGCTTTGGAACATAAGTGGTCACCAGTTCTTGACCACGATGGTCTATCACAAATTAAAGATCCCTATCGTCGTGCTGTTACTGCCATCATCCTTGAGAACCAGGAAAAGGCAATGGCTGAGGAATCACGTCAGCTAAACGAAACAGCACCAACAAACTCAGGTGGTGGTCTCGGAACTGGTACTAACATTGGTTCATATGATCCAATTCTTATCTCACTAGTTCGCCGTGCACTTCCAAACCTCATTGCTTATGATATCTGCGGTGTTCAGCCAATGACTGGTCCTACAGGTCTTATCTTCGCAATGCGGTCACGTTATAAGTCACAGACTGGTGCAGAAGCATTATTCTACGAAGCCAACTCTGCATTCTCTGGTACCAATGCTCTCGGAGCTAATGGTAACACCCGTGGTTCATTTGCCAATACTAACCCAGTATTTGCCCTAACTGACGATGACGTTTATGGTTATGGTCGTGGTATGACAACTGCCCAAGCTGAAGCTCTTGGTGACGTTTCTACTAACCAGTTTGCTGAAATGGCATTCTCAATCGACAAAGTTACTGTTACTGCTCGTACTCGTGCTCTAAAAGCTGAGTACACTATGGAAATAGCACAGGATCTTAAGGCTGTTCATGGTCTTGATGCTGAAACGGAACTTGCTAATATCCTATCAACTGAAGTCCTTGCAGAAATCAATCGTGAAGTCGTTCGTACTATCTATTCTTCTGCTACAATTGGTGCTCAGTATGGTGTTACATCTGCTGGTACATTCGATCTTGACACAGACTCAAATGGTCGTTGGTCAGTTGAAAAGTTCAAGGGTCTAGTATTCCAGATTGAACGTGAAGCTAACGCAATTGCTCGTGCTACTCGTAGAGGCAAGGGTAATATGATCATCGTTTCTTCTGACGTTGCATCTGCTCTTGCTATGGCTGGTGTTCTCGATTATACACCTGCTCTCCAGGCTAATCTCCAGGTTGATGATACTGGTAATACATTTGCTGGTCTTCTCCATGGCCGCATCAAAGTTTATATCGATCCATACTTTGGTGGTTCTGCTAATGGCGATGAACTTTGCACTGTCGGTTATAAGGGCACTTCTCCTTATGATGCTGGTCTATTCTATTGCCCCTACGTTCCTCTCCAGATGGTTCGTGCAATCGGGCAAGATTCATTCCAGCCCAAGATCGGCTTTAAGACTCGTTACGGAATGGTTGCAAACCCATTCGCAACTGCTGCTGGTGACGGTGCTGTTGCTCCTCGTAACACTAATGCCAACAATGCGAACATTTATTACAGAATTTTTAGAGTCAGAAATCTCACATAATAAGAAAAGAATAATAAACTTAGAGAGGGGATTCAGTTCCCCTCTTTTTTTATTTTAAATAATACACAGAATTACCACAGTCCCATATTCTATCATAATCTCGTAACAACATATTTTCATATTCACTCTTGGACAAATCTACATTAGGAATTTTATGTTTTTGGAATTTGTTTCTTGAATATAAAGTAGAATGATCTTTCTTATGGAAATAGAAATAGTTTGGAAAACTGTCTTGTAGTTTGATAAATCCAACTTTTTCATAACCATTACCATCACCATATCTTTTATCTGCATATGTTAAACAATCATTAACTTTTATATTTTTGATTAACTTTGATATGCCGCCAACAACACTCATATTCTTCTTAGTCGTCATTCTTACAATTTCATTTGTTATATTTTTATTGAATCTGGATTTACCAATAGACAAAGACATCACAATTTCATCATCATAACAGAGAACATAATATCTACTTGCTGGTCTTGTTCCCTGTAAATGATTATCAATTTCAAATTGTTTTATGTCTTTATATGATACTTCTTTGAAAGTTGTTTTTCTGGCATATACTTTATCCATGGATACACCAAGTTTCACGGAAAGTATAGACTTCACTATATCTTGCTTTTCAAACCATTCATTTTCAAAAATAGTGATTAGTTTGTATCCTTGTCTATTGGATAATTGATGTTTGTTTAGATGATACTTTTTATCTTTATTGCCCCATGTTTCAGAGTGAAAATAGATTCCGCAATATTCAATAGCAATGTTCTTCTCTGGAATAACTATGTCAAGTTCTAAAGGACTAATCAATTTTCTATCGTTTAGAATAACATTGAAACCTAAAGATTCTATGTAATTAGCAACTTGTAACTGTCCTACAGAAGATTTAGCAAATTTTGCTTCTATGCTATGAAGTTTAAATAGTTTTTTTATTGTAGTCATAGAGCACTTGTAATAATCTGCTAATCCTCCCATACATTGGATTTTAGCATAATCTTCTTCAATTTGTTCTTTTGTTAGATTAAATCTTTCATTGAATTTATTTTGTTTGGCATTCTTAACTTTATCCGATATAGTTAATCTATCAATATTGTATGTTTCTAACCATTCATAAAAAGTTTCTTGTCCTACATTATACATACTACGAATGTCAGAGATTGATACATTGTTATACAAAAAAATAAGTTCTTCTCTTGAAGGTATATTTACTTTCTTCAAAGAAAAATCCTGATTCACTGCTTCCTTGTGCGAATAAATTGATATTGAATAAAATTTCAACCACTTTCTAACAGTAGGATTTGAAGTTTTGAAATATCTGGCAGTCTTAGATATAGACTTAACAGCATTATAATAATCTAATAAATCATCTCTACTGGGAACAGGATGCTTATGTGACAAACTTATCTCCTATTATTACTATGAGTATATATTAGATTGAAATGTTGTAGTTGTCAAGATATATAAATATAGATATGCTAATACTCAAACGTAAAGAATTAGTCCTCGTTGGTATCACGTACTATATGCCAGATTATCAATATCTGCTGAATGAATTTTATTGTCAATTCGATGATGTTGTTCCAGACATTCCTAGAGTCCATGATTTTCTAAATTACTGGAAAAATAACATCGAAGCCGTAGTTAAGTCCGTAGAAGTGAGTATAGCAGGACAGAGTAATCATAGAAGTTCAGTATTTTATAAGGTAATCAATTAGAATGACAACACAATCTGTTCTAACAAAAATTCCAGAGAACACAAGTTTCCTTCAAGGTAACAAGTTTACTTTTGAATTCCCTACACTACCTTTCTTGAAATACTTTTGTCAATCTATAAACATTCCTGGCATCCAAACAAATTCTGTAACTGTAGATACTCCATTTTCTGCTACATATAGACATGGAGACAAACTTGTATATGATCAATTTGAAGTAACAGTTATAGTAGATGAAGATTTGAGAGTATGGGAAGAGTCTTATAACTGGTTGAAAGCATTGACTTTTCCTAATGAATTTCGTGAATACTGGAAAAATACAAATGGAAAACAATTAGCATATCATGATGGTATACTAACGGTCAATACCAATGCTAATACACCAAATCTTAGATTCAAGTTTCTCAATTGTCATCCAGTATCTATGAGTGGCATCAATTTTGATACTAAGATGACGGCAGAAACTACTATTACATGCACTATTTCTTTCAGATACGACACTTATACTATTGACAGGCTTTAAATAATACTCTATAATACTATATTTACATGATGAAATAGAGGATACTACATGAAGCCACCAGTGACTCTTGATACTTTATCTGAAATGTGGTCAAAAGATTCTGTGATTGATCTTACAGAACCTGCTAGAGAACTTGCTAAGATACCTTCTCTACATTCAAAATACTTACAAATTCTATCTTATCATAATCTTCTTATCAAGAAAATCACATCAGAATACAATAAGAAAAAGTCAATCAAGTTCCAGTATTACAATGGTGATCTAAACGATCCAGATGAATTATCTAAGCATGGATTCAGTGAACCCCAAAGGAAGAAGATTCTCAAACAAGATATCCAAATATACCTAGATGGTGATGAGGATCTTATCAATCTTCTGCTTAAGAAGTCTTTACATCAAGAAATTGTAGATTACTGTAACTCTATTATCAAAGAGATAAATAACAGAACATATCAAGTCAATAATATTATCAAGTGGGAGATATTTGTTTCAGGTCAATGAGTGATTTAGTTATCAGGAATAAAAATGAAGTTTATGTATCTGTAGATTGTTCTGAAGGCATCTCATATGAACTTAGAGAAGCCTTCACTTTTATGGTGCCCGGCGCTCAATTCTCACCAAAGTTTAGAGCAAAATTGTGGGACGGCAAGATAAGATTGTGGGATGTTAGAACTAAACAAATCTACCGTGGTCTAACTAAACACATTGAAAACTTTTGTGAAGAAAGAAACTACTCGTATTCTTACGACACAGAATATAACAATGAATTTTCCATAAAAGAAGCAATTCAGTTTGCTAAAGATATAAATTGCACTCATGAACCAAGAGACTACCAGATAGATGCTTTTGTTCATGCTATAAGAAATAAAAGATGTTTATTATTATCTCCTACAGCATCTGGTAAGTCACTTATCATCTATCTTATTTCTAGGTATATCAATGTCAAAAAACTTCTTATCATTGTTCCTACCATTTCTTTGGTTAGCCAGCTCTATACTGATTTTTCTGATTATGGGTTTGATAGTGAGTCTAATATACATAGAGTTTTTGGTGGTGAAGATAAAGAAACAGACAAACCAATCACAATCTCAACGTGGCAGTCCTTATATACGTTACCTAAGAAGTTTTTTGAACAGTTTGAGTCTGTCATAGGAGATGAAGCACATTTATTCAAAGCACAATC